CTTCGATGTCGGCTCGGGGGTGCGCACCCTGGATAACCTTTCCGCGGTAATCGCATTTTTCGAGGCGCGGGCGGGACGGCTCTATGGCTTCCGCTTCCGCGATTTCGCCGATTTCAAATCCTGTACGTCCGGCGCGGCGGTGTCGCCCACCGACCAGGCCCTCGGCACCGGCGACGGCCACACCACCGCGTTCCAGCTCACCAAGACCTATGCTTCGGGTGCGGGAAGCTGGATACGCACCATTGGCAAGCCGGTTACCGGCACGGTGCGCATCGCGGTGGCGGGCACTGAGGTGACCAGCGGCTTTACGGTCGATGCCACCACCGGCACCGTCACCTTCGCCGCCGCGCCGACCGGCGCCATCACGGCGGGCTATGAGTTCGACTGCGCCGTGCGCTTCGACAGCGACTCCCTGTCGATCAACCTGGCCAGCTTCCAGGCGGGCGAGGTGCCCTCCATCCCGCTGACGGAGATCCTGCTGTGAAGGTGCTTCCCTCGGGCCTGCAGGCGCATCTGGATGGCGGCGCCACCACCTTGTGCTGGTGCTGGAAGCTGACCCGCCGCGATGCCGTGGTGCAGGGTTTCACCGATCATGACCGGCCGCTGGCATTCTATGGTGTCACCTACGATGCCGTGTCGGGTTTCACCGCCAGCGAGGTGCAGTCCTCGCTGGGGCTGGCGGTGGACAATCTGACCCTGGCCGGGGCGCTGTCGTCGGCCACACTCAACGAGGACGATCTCGCCGCCGGGCTCTACGACAATGCGGTGATCGAGATCTGGCGAGTCAATTGGAACGATGTGAGCCAGCGCGTGCTGATGCGTGCCGGGTCGCTTGGCGAGGTGACCCGCAACGGCAACGCGTTCCAGGCGGAGATCCGCGGCCTTGCCCAGGCGCTCAACCAGCCCGTGGGCCGCGCCTTCGGCCATCTGTGCGACGCCGACCTGGGCGATGCGCGCTGCACCGTCGCCGTCACCGCCAGCAGCGGCGCGGTGGCGGCAGCCTCCGATGCGCGGCGCTTCACCGCCACCGGGCTGGGCACTTTCGCCACGGACTATTTCACCGGCGGCAAGCTGACCTTCACCTCCGGTGCCAATGCGGGCCGGGCGATGGAGGTCAAGCGTCATGCGCTCAGCGGCGGCATCGTCTCCATCGAATTGTGGCAGGCGATGAGTGAGGCGGTCGCGCCGGGCGATGCATTTACCGTGACGCCGGGCTGCGACAAGCAATTTTCCACCTGCAAGGCGAAGTTCGGCAACGCGGTCAATTTCCGGGGCTATCCTTATATGCCCGGCAATGACGCGCTGATCGCCGCGCCCGCCGCCAACCAGCCGCTGGATGGTGGCAGTCGTTATGGCAACTGACATTGTCGCCGTCGCGCGGGGCTGGATCGGCACGCCCTATCAGCACCAGGCCAGCCTGAAAGGCGTGGGCTGCGATTGCCTGGGGCTGCTGCGCGGCGTCTGGCGCGAGCTGCGCGGCGAGGAGCCGGAAACCATGCCGCCCTATTCGCCCGACTGGTCCGAGGCGACGGGCGCGGAGTCGTTGCGCGACGCCCTGGCGCGGCATCTGACGCCGGTTGCGCCGGAAGAGATCGCGCCGGGCGATGTGGCGCTGTTCCGCATCGGCGCGCGCGCGCCCGCGAAGCATTGCGGCATCGTCGCCGAACGGGACGGCGCGCTCACCTTGATTCACGCCCGCCAGAACAAGCGCGTCAGCGAAGAGGCCTTCACAGCCTTCTGGCGTTCGCGCCTGGCCTACGGATTCAGACTCTAGATGGCTTCTCTTCTCCTCGGTGTCGCCGGCTCCGCGCTTGGCGGGCTGTTCGGCAGCGTCAGCCTGTTCGGCGTCACCCTGTCGGGGGCGCAGATCGGCGGCGCGCTGGGCGCCTTGGCGGGAGCGGAGATCGACGCCGCCCTCACCCCCGGCAAGAATGTCACCCGCACCGGCCCGCGTCTGTCGGACATCAACCTGCAGGCCTCGACCGAAGGCGCGCCGATCCCGCGCCTGTTCGGCCGCATGCGGCTGGCGGGGCAGGTGATCTGGGCGAGCCGCTTCAAGGAAACCGCCACCACCACCAAGACCACCACCGGCGGCAAGGGCGCGCCCTCCACCACCGTCACCGAAACCGACTACACCTATTCCATTTCCTTCGCGGTGGGGCTGTGCGAAGGCGTGGCGACGCGGCTGGGGCGGGTGTGGGCCAATGGCAATCTGCTCGACCTGTCGCAATACACGCTGCGCTTTTATCCCGGCAGCGAGACGCAAGCCGCCGATCCGGTCATCGCCGACACCGAGGGCGCGGGCAACACGCCCGCCTGTCGCGGCCTTTGCTATGTCGTGTTCGAGGACATGCCACTAGCCGATTTCGGCAACCGCATTCCGCAATTGCAATTCGAGATTTTCCGCGGCATCGGCCATGACAATCCGGACAGCCTGGAGAACCGGCTGACCGGCGTGGCGCTGATCCCCGGCGCGGGCGAGTTCGTCTATGACACGGCGCCCGTGTTCGCCGATGACGGGCTCGGCGGCAGCACCGCACAGAATGTGCATGGCGTGACCGGCGAGGCGGATATGCTGGCCTCGCTGGACGATCTTGCCGCCGCCGCGCCGAATTTTTCCGCGGTGTCGCTGGTGGCGGGCTGGTTCGGCGACGATCTGCGCTGCGGCTCCATCGCGATCAGGCCCGGCGTCGAGGCGAGCCCCAAAACCACCTATCCCGAAACCTGGAGCGTCAACGGCGTGGCCCGCGAGGACGCCCATCTGGTGAGCCAGGTCGATGGCCGCCCTGCCTATGGCGGCACGCCGTCTGACGCCAGCGTGGTGGCGGCGATCGGGAATCTAAAGGCGCGGGGCCTGCGGGTGTTGTTCTGCCCGTTTTTGTTCTTGGATGTGGCGGCCGGCAATACGCTGACCGATCCTTATACCGGCGCGTCCGGCCAGCCGGTCTATCCTTGGCGCGGCCGCATCACCTGTGCGCCCGCGCCGGGCGTGAGCGGTTCGCCCGACAAGACCGGCGCGGCGACGGCGCAGGTGGCGGATTTCTTCGGCAGCGCCACGGCCGGCGATTTCACCGTCAGTGGCACCAGCGTGAGCTGGAGCGGCGGCAGCGACTGGGGCTGGCGGCGCATGGTGCTGCACTACGCCCATCTCTGCGCCGCGGCGGGCGGGATCGATGCGTTTCTTATCGGCTCGGAATTGCGCGGCCTGACGCGGGTGCGGGATGGCGCGACGTCCTATCCCGCGGTCGCGGCGCTGAAGACGCTGGCGGCGGATGTGCGCGCCATCCTTCCGGCAGCGAAGATCGGCTATGCCGCCGACTGGTCGGAATACAACAACCACCGGACCGGCGACGCGGCGGGCGCGCTGCTGTTCAACCTCGATCCCTTATGGGCCGACGCCAATATCGATTTCATCGGCATCGACAATTACCTGCCGCTGGCCGACTGGCGTGACGGCACCGCGCATCTGGACTATGCGGGGGCGGGTTCGATCTATAACAGCGATTATCTGAAGGCGAATATCCGGGGCGGCGAGGATTATGACTGGTTCTATGCCAGCCCCGCCGACCGCGACGCCCAGACCCGCACGCCCATCACCGATGGGCTGGGCAAATCCTGGGTGTGGCGAGCGAAGGATTTATGGAACTGGTGGTCCAGCGCCCATATCGACCGTCCTGCCGGCAGCGAGACCTCGGCGACCGCCTGGGTGCCGCAGGGAAGGCCGATCTGGCTCACCGAACTGGGCTGCCCCGCGATCGACAAGGGCGCCAACCAGCCGAACGTGTTCTTCGATCCCAAGTCCAGCGAAAGCGCCGCGCCCTATTATTCCAGCGGCGCGCGCGACGACCTGATGCAGCGCCGTTTCCTGGAAGCGCATCTGGCGTTCTGGAACGACGCCGCCAACAATCCGGTTTCGGGCGTCTATCACGCGCCGATGCTGGATACGGCCAATCTCTATCTGTGGTGCTGGGACGCGCGGCCCTATCCGTACTTTCCCGCGCGCGCCGATGTGTGGGGCGATGCGCCGAACTATCAATATGGCCATTGGCTGAACGGGCGGCTGGGCGCGGTGGCGCTGTCCGACCTGGTCGCCGCGCTGTGCGAGGATGCCGGCTTCACCCGATACGATGTGAGCGGGCTGGACGGCATCGTCACCGGCTATGCCGTCACCGACACCATGGCGCCGCGCGATGCGATCACGCCGCTCGCCGCCGCCTTCGCCTTCGACGCGGTGGAAAGCCAGGGCGTGCTGCGCTTTGTCATGCGCGGGCGGGCGCAGCCCCTGGCCTGTGCCGCCGCCGGCCTGGTGCTGCCGGACGGCGAGGCGAGCTTCGGCTATTCCTTCGTGCGCGCCCAGGAAAGCGATCTGCCCCAGGCTTCGCGTATCACCTAT